CCGTCAACTGCGTAGCAGCTTGGCCGTTGGAGCAACGCATTTACTCCCAGACATTGTGTTGGACTTAATGACCAACAGCACCTACGGGAGAGGCGATTTAATTACTGACGACATGGTGAACTTTACTGAGTTCACAGCTGCAGCCGACTGGTGCTATTCACGCAAATACTTCTTTGATGGCGTGATTGCTGATAAAATCAACATTCGTCAATGGTGCGCTGATGTTGCAGCAACGCACCTGTTGATATTTGGCGAGTCTGACGGCAAGTTCTTCCTGCGTCCAGCCCTGCAATTCGATGCTGTTGCTATTACGGGCCTATTTACTGCAGGCAACATTGTCGAAAATAGCTTCAAGCTTCAATATTTCGACCCTGAAGAGCGTGACCCTATTCAAGTGTCTGTGCGCTATCGCGAGGAGCGTGCCAGCACAAATCTGGATAACCCAGGGATGTTCCCAACCGTTCGCGAAGTGTTGGTGCGTGAATCATCAGCGAGCGAGACAGTATCTCTAGAAACCATTGATATGTCTGACTATTGCACCAGCCGACAACATGCCATTGATGCGGCCAAATTCGTTATTCGCATGAGGAGAATCCCAACTCATACGGTGACTTTCACCACAACGCATGAAGGCGTTTTGATGGCAATGGCACCGGGCGATTACATCAAGGTAGGCATGGACGCTACTGAATACGATGAGTTCAACAACGGTGTTGTCACACCCGAAGGGGCACTAGTCAGTACAAAATCATTAGCTGATGGTTCCTATACCGTAATCGCTTGGAACGGTGACGCCGATACAACACCAGCGGACACCACGCTAGCTGTTAGCAACAGTGGCAAGACAGCAACACCTACAGGAGTTGTATTCACGGTTAAGTTGCCGAGCACGCAGGTCCGCACTTATCAGATTGAGCGCATAACGCCAACTGAAGAGGGCACGTTTACAATTGAAGCAGTACATATGCCAACCAACAGCTCAGACATTCTTGAGCTTGCCGATGGCTTCGATACCGCTGGCAACTGGAGCATTCAAGACTGATGGCAACTACGTTCCCGACAGTTCAGCCAACAAGTCGGAGCTTTGTTGCTCCGACATGGCCGACCAAAACACAGGTATCGCAGTCAGGTGTGATCACCCGCAGGTTGTGGGGCAGCAGGCCAAGCCAAGCAAAACTCAGCCTGACATTTGGCAACGTCAACGACACCAACACAGCAGCAATCCTCAGCGCGTATAACACCGCTAAAGGCTCAGTCGATAGCCTGACGCTGCCGTCGCAGATATTTGCCGGTGCAGACGCTACGTTACAGAGCTGGCTGAATGCATCGGCTGCAGGGGCGGGCCTCCTGTGGTCTTTTAGCGAAGGCACCTCGCCAAAAGTTGAAAGCGTTGCCCCAGGTCGCTCTAATGTCACTGTTGAACTGACAGCAGAGCTTAGAATGAATTAAATCTCAGCACGATTATGGCAGTACGGACAGGCGCGACTGCGCAATTAGGCTTCAGTGCCAGTGGCACCGGCACATACACAACCATCGCAAAAGTACGTGACATCACGTTAAACATCAACCGCGATGCATTGGAAACAACTGGCCTCGGCGAGCATGACCGCACCTACGCCTACGGCATCCGTGGAACAAGCGGCAGCGGCACGCTCTTGTACGATCCCGTTGATAGTGGCACTGCCGCCATCATCAACCAAGTCCTAGACGAGACTGAAGCTCTTTCGACGATACAGTTAAAGCTCGACACCGGCAGCACCGCTGGCACGATCGCGGGTCCTGTCCTGATCACCGCAACCGGCGCATCCGTAAGCGTGGGTGATCTGATCACCGTTCCGATCAGTTTCACAATGTCTGGCAAGCCTACTGGCAGCTTCTGATGGCAATTCTTGGCAACGGTGGCATTCTTGAATTGAGCCGTGAATGGCCAGAGCCTAGGGCTTTAGTTCCTAATGCGCTGAATATTTCTACTGCAACGCTATCCATCGACGATCCCAAATATTGGACTGGGGATCGCATAATTCTTGCGGCTGAGGATGGTCTGCCGATTGATGGAAATGGCAATGGTTACGCCGATAACCCAGGCGGACACAGTATTTACTACGGCAGCATTTATGACCTTGGGCCTGCTCGTGTGCATGTAACTGCTCCAAGTGCTAACTATTACCAAGCAACCAATACGGTCCCGTTTTATAACACTGCCACCACTACTGGATTAACAACACAGGTCGATGCTTATATCAATATGGACGGCCTAGACCGTGCCAAGCTCTATGAAAGTGCGATTGCAGCTTATAACGCAGATTCTAGCCAAATTCTTGCGCTAAAAAGTATTAATATTGAAAACCTTGTTATTACACGGTATAGCGACACATCTGGGTATTCCAGTGCCATTAACTCAGCTGCATCCAGTATTAAGCCGCTAACACTGCCGTCAACTAGTCAAAAACTAGAAGACGTGATTACGGTGCCGTCTGGAATGACTGCCGTTGCAAGTAACCCTGATTCCAGAGGCTGGCTTGTTCAATGCGACCTGCAGGAATGGGCACTCAGTGTTGATGCAGACAATCTGGATATGACCGCGATTGGCGAAACGTTTGGCGAGAACACAAAATCACTGGTGCGTGGCGCGGGTTCTCTTACGTTCTTGGTTGATCAGCGCCACGTAGATGGAGACCAAAGCAGCATGACATTATTGAGGCTGGTTATGTTGACGGAAAAGCAAGCCAAGTCGAGTGCCAAGTTCTACCTGTTTAAAGACCGCAATTCAGTGCTGCCTCAGGTGGGCTCAACTGCTTACTACAACTGCGATGTCTTGCTGACCAACACGCGACTTAACGTAAAAGCAACCGACATCATCTCCGGCACCAGTGACTTTGTGGCAACAGGGGAGATTGCGATAAAATTTGAACCTTGATAGACTGGCTGTACTGGTTAGAAGAAGGATTTTAAGCCTGTGTCGTCGCTAGAACTTGCAGGCGCTACCGGCGCTCTAGACAATATCAATGCAACGCAGGCTGAGTTCCGAGTACAGATCGCAGCCCTCAATGACTTAATGCGTCAGGTTGCTGGCACTGCCAACGTGGCAGCCGGTAGCACTGAAATGGTGGACCCGCTAACAGCGCCGTTCACCTTATATGTCAACCCATACATTGGAGAGGATACTTTTGCCGGTGGTTCGTACAACACCTACGAGGCTCCCGGCGGCAGTACAGACGAAGAAATAATCGAAGCCAAACTAAAGCGACTAGACAAACAACGCCTTACCTGTGGCTTCAGTCCTCAGCGTCCATTTAAGACTATTAACCGCGCAGTGATTGAAGCTGCGATTATCACCAGCAAAGACTGGTACACAATTACAGATCCAAAAGCGCATCTTGATTGCGTCTCAATCGTTATTGCTCCAGGCGTACACACCATTTACAACGATCCAGGCACTGGCACGCCTGTAACTTGGACCGACGGGTATGAGCCGACACCAGCAGAACTAATTGAGTTTAACCCGACGAATGGTGGGCTATTACTGCCGCGTGGGTGCAGCCTGTGCGGTCCTGATTTGCGTAAATGCACATTCCGCCCGACTTATGTCCCAACTCCTGCTGACGAACTTGCAGACCGCAGCAATCGTAGCGAAATGTTTAAAATCACGGGAAAGGGCTATTTCTTCGGCTTCTCAGTTTTTGACAAAATAAATACGACAACTAGCCACCATTTGTTGTCTGCTTTTGGTTTCGCTAGTGAGGCGGAACTCGATGCGTTTTACACAAAGATCCGCACCTACGTTGGCAGTCCTGCAAATTTAAGCGATGCGATAACCGTCACCCGTGACACTGAATTTAAAATCGTTGGCCCAATTGAGGGGACACCGACTTCAGCATGGGACACGACCCAATCAGCATCACCATACGTTTTCAACTGCTCAATCCGTTCTGAGTATGGCCTAGGCGGCATTCACGCTGATGGAGCGAAGGTCGAAGGTTTGAAATCAATGGTGACCGCAAATTTTACGGGCGTGTCGCTTCAAAAAGACATGGACTGCTGGGAGCTTTATAGCGGCAGTTCCTGGGGCGCAATGCCCAACTACACAACTTACATCAGTAGCGATCCGAATAATGTACGGATGAAGCCAACGCGGCGCAGTTTTCATATCCGCGCCATTAATAAAGCCTTTATCCAAGAAGTCTCAATTTTTGCAATTGGGCAAGGGATTCATCACGCAACTGAAAGTGGAGCTGAGGTAAGTATTACTAACAGCAACAGCAGCTTTGGCGGCTGCGTCGCAATCGCCAGCGGGTACAAGTCCGAAGCCTTTGATATTGACACCAAATGGCGAATCGCTTACTTCAACGTCCCGCTGAACATCAGCGAGAAAACCAACAACATCCAGAAGTATTACCTTGACAAGGTTTCGACTTACATCGACGACCAGCCATACCTCAACCTCGAAACAGCACTGACCGCCCAAGATGGCACGACAAACGTCCCAGCGGTTATCGGCCAGTACGGATACACGTTGCGTCGCAACAGTTATGTCTGGGTTGAGAATCCCAACGGCAACGATTTCCGTGTAAGGCTTTCAGACACCAGGGATCCATGGAACACCAGCGATCCCGATCGCATTTATTTCAAAGACGGACTATCACTGCAAGCCTATAACCCCGAAGAAGACTCGGAACAAGCGCCCGGCACCAACAACCTCGGTGTCAACAATGCAGTGGGACGCCGTGTTTACATCCGTCGGATGATCGACACGCGCAACGACTCCGAACGCAAGCTGACCATCGGCATGTTCAGCATCCTTGCGTCAACACGTCTGGCGCAACGTGACTACATCCTGCAGCTTGATCCGACACCTGCGGTATTGATTGGTGATGTCGATCCCTACGTCAGTGGTCCGCTTCCTGCTGACGTACCACTGGCGATCTCAAGCGTCATCTCCAAAGACATCTCAGACGCAAACTATTCCGAGTTCACGGGTGACATTGAGCAAGGCATGGAAATCCAACTGGTGCGAAAAGCGCCAGAAACGGATTACGCAGTCAGTACCTTCTATCGCGCTGGCACAACTGTCATCTACGCCAATAAGCACTACACCGCGATCCGCGATGTTACGACTGCATCCTCGGGTGGTCCGAGTGCAGATGACTGGGAAGAATCCTATGTCCACATGGCGGAAACATACCGCGCTGCCGACAAGATCGAGAATGACAGCTACCGGATCCTGCTTGATGACGATGACGACGACAGCGTAACCAGCACCACGCTCGGCTACGACTTCAGCACCCTCTGGACCGAAGGCTCACCGACTGCAGTTGAAACCCTGGTTCAGCAGCAGTACCGCACCAGCAACGATTACCTGGCTGCCTACGCCTTGCTCCGCGAGCTTGGTTTCAGCGAAGCCGCTAGCCATGCAGCATTGCAACCACGCGCCAGCGCCGATCGCATTCGTCGCACCAACAGCACCACGCATTTCCCCACTGCACCATCTGGCGGTTTGGCGACTGACCGCGAGCCATGGGCCGCTGAGTTCCGCCGTCCTTCGGTGCTCAGCTTGATCGGCCATACGTTCGAGTGGGCTGGAACGCTCAACTACTCCAAAGCATTCCCGGCAGTGCAGCGTCAACTGTCGCCGATCAACAAGTTCACGTATTACTTCACCAACGAACTTGGTGGCCGCGCTTACGCCACCGGCTTCAACGAAGAAGGCTTCTTGGTCAAGCCCACTGGCATCGAGGACATTAACACCGGCCAATTCCGCAGCATCACATCACTAGCTGCTGTTGATGAAGAGCCTCTCAACAGATTCCCAACTGGCATCGAGGTTGGCGGCACCAGTTTCTTCAACGACATCGAGATCACGGGCGAGGCGACGTTCAATTTCGCCGCCACGACCGAATCCCTTGGTCCGGTTCAGATCGCAGCCAAGGAGATCCTCGAATCTGACAGCTACCCAGGCAAAGGCGGCGTCACGATCACCGAGGACGAGTTCAACGTTGCGCTGAACAACGGCAATCAGCCGAATGTCGTCACGCTCCAAGGCTTGAACTACTGGCGTAAATACAACTCGGTGCTGAGCGGCAAGGCGCTGAGTTTCGAGATCGGCAACGAAGCTGATGAAATCCCCGTATCCGGGATGCTTGGCCGGATGGCGTTCGTCGATGAGTGGTGCGGCTACGCCCAAGGCGGCGGCAGCGTCACGCAGGCCGACACCAGCGGCAAGGCAACAGGCGTTGAGCTGAACACACCATGCGGTCAGATCACGATGGACGATGATGCACTGGCAGCCGACACCGCAGTCGCCTTTACACTGACAAACAGCCAGATCGCTCCACAAGATGTTGTCGCTGTCAGCATTAAGTCCGGCGCTACTGCTGGCGCTTACTCGGTCAGCACGTTGGACATCGCAAGCGGCTCGGTGAAGATCGTCTTACGCAACCTCACCGCTGGATCACTGTCTGAGGCGGTGGTTCTCAACTTCGTGATCATCAAGTCCACCACTACCACCTGATCAACGACCATGGCCATCAAAGAGCTGTTCCAGGATTCCCGCCCCCAGGTGCTGTTTGACCCGAGGGCGTCGCAGCGTATTGACCCGAGGTTCAAGTTTACGCGGGATGGAGTGGCGTCGTATTACGACAGGGATGGTGTGTTGCGTTATGCGCCGGTCAATCAGCCGCGATTCGATCATGATCCGGCGACGGGGGAGAGTCTTGGATTGTTGATTGAGCAGGCGAGGACGAACATAATTAAAAGCTCAAACAATTTTATTTTTAACGACTGGCATTTTACTCAATGTGAGATGACACCAAATTTTGCTATAGCTCCAGATGAAACACAAACTGCTGCCTTAATTCAGCAGACTGATGGAACTTCTACTAGACAATTTATTTGCACTTCTTATAATGTTCCCAGTACAGCATCGCCTTGGACCGCTTCAGTTTATGTCAAAAAATATAACTATGATTATGTAATTTTTGGGGCTGGAGACCAAGACAGTGGATTTAGGGGAACTCGCTTTGGATACTTGCAGGCCCAATTATTATTTCAATTCTCAACCAAAACATTAACTGTGAATACGTCTACAAATTGGGGTGGTAATGTCACAGATTATGGTTATGAAGAACTGCCGAATGGGTGGTTCAGATTGTGGGTATCAAAGGCATCTTTCCCTAGGGCTAATTATTGGGGCATAGCTATTCAGCAAAGTCTAACAGGTAATAGTACAATTAGTGATGACTTGGCTCTAATAACAGGAGATGGCGTCTCAGGCGTCTATGTTTGGGGATTTCAATGGGAAACCGGCTCCTTCCCCACCTCCTACATCCCCACCACCTCTGCCCAGGTCACCCGCGAGCCTGATCTTCTCAGCATCGAAGGCACCAGCCTGCCCAGCACTGGCTCGATCTACATCGACGCCCGCTCGCTTAGCTCCGACGTTGACGACACCTTGCTCAGCGCCGCTAACGCCAGCGACGACAAGCTCACCCTTGCCATCCGCCCGCCCGCCTCGCTTTATAACAGCAAGGCGCTGGTTTACGAAGTCGATGGCGCCTTCAAGCCGACGCTGCCCTTCCCGGTGCCTGGTGTCGCCCGAGAGCGCAACCTGATCACCTACGGCGCCAACAACTACCACTACCGCAGCGACAGCGCCCGCCTAACGCCGAGCTCCAGCACCAGCGTACCGGCCAACATGACTCGCCTCGGCATCGGCCACGATGTGACCGACCCCACCAAGGCGATCACCGGCTACATCAACACCATCTACCTCTGGCCCGGTGAGATCACCCCGACCGTGGCCGAAGCCCTAGTGCGCGGCGATGTGGATCCAAAGGACGCCGACGCTGGCGCCTTCACCCCTGAGACTGGCGCACTGGCGTTCGTTTTCAACACGCAAGGCACTGCTACTGATGGCGACCGCGTGGTGGAACTGCCCTTGGGCGGCAGCACCAACAACATCCTGGTGGACTGGGGCGACAACACCAGCAGCAGCCTGATCGGCGCTGCGGCCAGCGTCACGGTCAACCACACCTATCCCGCTGCTGGCATCTACCCGGTGCAGATCACCGCCGACAGCGACGGCACCAACAGCGGGCTGAAGAACCTGGAGTTTTATAACAACAGCCCCGCTGATCTTGTGCGTGTCCTGCAGTGGGGCGGCACAACAACGTGGAACCCCACCACGATGGTGAACGCCTTCCGTGATTGCACGCAGCTGGATTTCGAGAACGCAGCACGCACCAACCTGCCGGATACCGGCGCGATCGTAAACTGGACAGCGGCGTTCTACAACTGCAGCAGCATCAGCGGGACATTCCCGACATTTGATACAAGTGCGGCGACGACATTTAATTACACTTGGTATGGCTGCAGCAGCCAGACCGCGTTCCCCTTTATTAATTCAAGCAATGTCACAAATTTCAACCAAGCATGGCAAGGTTGCAGCGGCCTTACCAGCTTTCCTTTAATCGACACATCGGCTGCCACGGGGCTGTACATAACCTGGGGCGGGTGCTCTAGCCTCACCAGCTTTCCGTTGATTAATACATCTTCAGCAACAAACTTCAACTCTACTTGGTCTGGTTGCTCTAGTCTCACTAGTTTCCCGTCGATCAATACATCTTTAGCAACAAACTTCAACTCTACTTGGGACGGGTGCAGCAGCCTCACTAGCTTCCCGTCGATCAATACATCTT